AGACGATAATTTCACAATTGTTTTTATACACGACTGGTTTCAACGAAAAGAAATCCCTTTCTGGCGACAGAAAGCCGAAGTCCATCGTTTGATGGAAGGATTGGAAAGATTTATTTCAGGACTAGGATATAAGCTTAAGATACAGCACTCTCATGTCCCGGAAAAAGTTGAATTCCTTTCCTCGCGATTTTATCGTACTTCAGAAGGATTCCACCTCGGAAAGAAACCAGGTAGTGTGATATCTAAACTTTCGTATTTCCTGTACAAGCCACATCTGAAATTTGATGATTATTTAGGGTACCTCAAGGGAGCTGTAATTTCCCTTAAACCTGTGTGTAATCATGTCCCGTTTTTACGCGTATATTGTGAGCGTCTTTTAGAACTCACTGTGCATGTGAACGCAATAAAACCAGAGGAGATCGAGCACCACATGTATCGTTTAGGCCAGATACATGAACTCGACTCCGAAACATGGGACGGCTTTTATGAAGTGTATGGACTAGGTTCTGAGGACGAGGAGATTTTTGCTAAGAAGTTGAAGAAGGTTACTGTTCTTCCTTTCTTACTTGAATCTCTTAGTCTTGAACATATGGTCCAAGTCGACGATGAGATGTAGTAGACTTCTTTGATCTGTGTGTTGTTTTTGGTTATCAGGTTCATGTTTTGTCTGTGTGATGACGGTCACACGTTGAAAATCAAACGATTTTCGTAACGACTTTTAGTTAAAGCCCGCTCCGGGTGTTGGCGCGAGCTACAGGATAGCAATATACCTGTAGTAAGCTCCACACTTATATAAAGGGGCCGCATACTTTGCTAAAAGTCAGGTTATCTAGGTTGATTCAAGGTATTGAACTTTGGACGACCGAAATAACCTCCAGAGCGGCTAACTGGGACATCAATTGGCTGACAAAACAAAAACACAATGAACAAATACAACTATAATGAAAACCAACAGAACAACACGCAGAAAAAAGAAACCAAATCGCCCATTTGGGCGTGGTCCTATGGGACGAAACAGAAACTCGAAGAAAGTTTCTCAACCTACCGCAAAAAGCAAACAGATACGGGTTGGTCCGGGATTGAAAACCTTGACCTTTTCGCACAAGGATTTTGTAAGAGATTTGTACGCTCCTGCGGAGACAACAAATCAAATCTTTAGAATCAACCCAGGAATTAACATTTCATTTCCTTGGCTCGCGAACGTTGCGAACAATTTCGAAACCTTTCGTTTTACGAAACTCTGGTTCGAATATGTTCCAAACGTTGGAACCAATACCGATGGTGCCTTGACAATAGCGCCGGATTATGATGCAGCAGATGATAACTCTGATGTTTCTAAGACCGTGCTATTTTCTTTCGAAGATACTTTTCGAACACCACTGTGGGAGGGAGGATATATGAAGTGCTCACCTAAGAACTTGTCTAAGATGAAGACTTATTTTGTCAGAAATGGCTCACTAAGTCAAAATCTTGACATCAAAACCTACGACCCTTTACAACTTATCGTACTGATAACGGGTCAAACCGATGTGGTCGTAGGTGAATTATGGGTGCACTACACTATCCGTCTTGATACTCCACAGATTCAGGCACAGGAACCAGCATCAATGAACATTCTTGGGCAGGCTATTTCTTACAATGTCACAACCCCTTTCAGTGGTATAGATCCTAAGCAACTATATGGAACTTTGGGTAAAACTTTGAAGTTGATCAAAGAATCGGATACTAAGCTAGGCTTTAAAACTGCCGGCAAGTTTCTGGTCAACCTTTACAGTGATTACCTACAAGATAGTTCAATGGGAGATCCAATACCATATCACCTGAACCCAGGTGCTAAGTTTGATGATCCTATCACACTTAAGGAAATTGTGCACACCGACGTCGAATATCCACACTACCATCAATATGCAGAGACACTATTATTGAAGTTGGATGAGGAGGCAGAGGGTTACCCGGGAAGTGACGGTGTCGATTTATCCTGGCAAGGTTGGAATAAGAATGGCTCAGCCCCTTATTCCTCCGAGTACAGTTTGAATATTGATACCATCACGGACGAGATGTACGACCGTTTGGCTGCTGCAGCTAAGAAGTCCTTAACGGGCATCAAGCGCAGGAACAAGTTGCTCGAACAACGAGAACTAGATCACACCTTACGTGACATCGAACGTGCCACGCAAGAGAAGC